GGATGGTGTTTTTCTATGTAAACCAGCAAGGGCTGATTTTAGGGAAGACGTTGGTCAACTCTTTTGGAACCCATCCACGTAAAGTGGCCGCACAAAGCGGAGAAAGTTCCCCGGGACACAGGACATGAAAGATGAAGCAGTTGGACCACAGTAATGTGACCCTTTGTTGCTTATCGATCCCTGTTTGACCCCGCTTCGAGCCCGTTAGGGCGGCTATACCGGAAAAGCATTATGCTGTGGGCATCAACCATGGCTTTGCAAAATGAAGGTTAACCGGGTTAAACCCCTCGCTTTCCACCAACAGTGTGGAGTCGCTAAGAAGCGTGAGCTTCGCAAAACCCCCTTTTTCCCCCAGCTCTACGGGTTGGTTCCCCGCATCTGACATGGCCAACAAGATAAATAATTGCACCCACCATCGCATGCCATGCGACATCCTTTCTAACCTCTCTCCTTACCCCCCAGTTAGCCGTTATTCCCGGTGCGGCCAGCAACTGCGTAATCAGCGACGCGGTCCAAAGTAAATCGGTTTTGCCAATGGCTTCGGCAGAGCAAAAGCGTGAGATCGCTGAAACATCTCAGGTGGATTTGAAAGGCGTCACACGTTTGAGTGATATAGTTTATGACGAGCTCCAATTGAGTCGCCAAATTGTATGTTCGAAATGTGTTGATGTGGTTTATGAGAATAAAATTGTTTGTGAACGTGGTCATGGGTTTTGTGGTGAGCACAAATCCCATGAGCAATGCCAAGCATGCCGATTTAAATGCGGTGTGTGTCGAAAGTGGATTCGATCTGACATTGCCCCATGCGTTGGTGGAAGACACATGGTATGCCGTACGCATAGTGCGGATGAATGTAGGGCGTGCACCAATTGCCCCATTTGTCAACGCACTCTTGATTCAAAACATTATTGTTATCACGAAACTGAACAGGGAAAATTGCACGCACACTGTGAGAAGTGTGGACACAAGCGGTTGGCGAAGTGTCCCTTGTGCAGAGAACAGTTACCGGAAAGGAAGGCTCCGGTGA